TAGTGCGCAGAAAAAACGCAGAATTTCCCCAATGATTCATCAAACATATACAAAATAGCCCGCCATCTTTTATGCATTTTAACAATAAATTTTCCAATTATTTTCCAGTAAAATCCACATTTAGTCCACATTTACACATTAATACTCAACAATTTTATATCTATATTTCTATGCATTTTATACAAATATAGCATTTGTCAATACACAGCATATTGTACAATGGATTAATGTATTCATTGTTGATTTTTACAGGTAGTTAAATTAACAATGGTGTGTTATAATATATACGGGTATAATATAAGTATAATAGCACAGGAGGTGTTAATGCATAGGTGAGCAAAGATGAATTGTATTGGTACGTAAGGCGGAAAAAACCAAGATTTCCGGACGTATACAATACATATGGTAATGGATATTATAATAGTAAGGAGGTGATAAATAATGTATTATGACACATTATCAGAATTATGCCATATATTGTATCAATCGCGTAACCGTATCACATGCAAGCAATGGGCACAGTTATCCAGATCGGCCCGTAATATGTGGCTTACCGTCAATCTAATTCGCGTCAATTCCCGTAAATTTGCACAATAATTAAATGTAGGCATTAGTCAAAAACGAATAAAAGGAGATAGAAAAATGACTAAGTTAATGTGTGGTAATGAGTGTATCGCGGAGGTCATCGGGAAACTCTCGTTGCACGAAATGGTGGCATTTTGCAACATCCAATATGTGTTTGACGAGGCGGAGAAAACTCCAGACAATTACTATTACGATGATCTGAGTGTATGTTACGAGTAATTATTGGTTACGGCGTTAAATAAGGTGACTTAATCATATTATAATCTCAAAATCCTATTAAATTTTATCAATTTTGGCGGCATGAGCCATAATCATGTGTCAAAAGAAAGGAAAAGCCATGAAGTACGAAGATTTTGGAAAAATCAACATTGTTGCATTTGCCAAAATGCACAACATCAAGCCTAACACGCTCCGTAATGCAATCCACAAGCCGATCCCCAGCGAAATCTACAGCCCGGATGTGGTTAACGTCGCATCAGTAAGGTCTCTATTGGACAAAAACGGCATTGATATCTCTGCACTTAACCCGGATGATTATGCTTATGTGCGTCGGCGTAAAGAGAGGCCAGAGCTTAAGATTGGTAATATCTACTATATGACAAGCTGTACGGAGGTACAGGATTGTAACGGCATCGAAACCACTGTGCAAATTCCGTTGGAACTGGTTGCCATGTCTGATACTTATGTATGCGTCGAAGAACCTAACGGCACTTTCCACGCATACAAAAAGCCCATTTTTGAGATCAGAGCAAGTCTTGCATAAGATTAATACAAGGAGGATATGCCCCTATTTTCATAGGGGCATATATGCATTATGAATGATATTAGTTTTACGGATTATTCCGAAATTTGCAAAACAGGAAAGGTATTACGATCTGTATTATCAGATTACAAAGGCAATTATTATAGGATCAAACAAGTAAAAAACGGTCAAAATGTGTATACTTTTTTATTCGTGAACGGGGAATTAGCCATGTCATATGTGGAGGAAAGAAAGTGCGATCTATAATATTTTCATTTTTGGTAGCCTTATCAGTTACTTTGATTGGATACGCCTTGTATAAATATTACAAGGCCAAAATGCAAATGTATGAAAAAATAGGCCATTACTATGCTGTAAAAGCCGACAACGAAATAATATTAACTCGGATGGTACAAGGTGATAAACATGATACAGACATTGTATAAGATCGTTGTAGAGAATGTATGGCAAATATACATTTTAGCATTTTGTATTATTTTATCAATTATTTCTGTATGTATAATTTCCCACAAAGGAGGAAAGAAGTAAATGAAATCTTATACCGTAGCGTCGGAAGTGGAGCGAAACAACGCAGCCGAATGTACAGCGATAGAGGGGTATTATAAGCTACTGGTAACAGCAAGAAATCTTTTGTCTCCTAATGAATACGAATCTTTCAGGGAGGATATCGACGAAATAATTTCAGACGAGATGAACCATAGGGAAAAGTTATCATATTGGAGTACAGTTTTTAGCGAAATTGAGGCCGCCAATGAATGATTTTGTACTAAGAATGAAGCGAATGTCAATATTATACGACGTAGATATCGACGTAAATTTTAAAGATCAGACCATAACGGTTACAGATGCAAAAGGCAACTTTGTTAGTCAATTTTTTCTCGATGAAAAAGACTTTGAAAGGATAGTAGCCGAATGCATGGTAAATTTAAGAAAAATTAGAAAGGTTTAGTGAGAAAAAAATACAGCGCCCCGATTAACGGGGCGCTATCTTTTACCATTTTACCAGATTTTTTGTAAATACTCTTCCGGTATAAACATCTTTGACTGGTTCAGTAGATACAAGTGATACGGTACCATTTTGTTCCATTTGGCGAATATACAGCTTAGAGGTAGTGACCCATCCAGCCATTGTCTGGCCGTCAATAAATGTGTTGCATCCCGGGGCCATTTTTACAGCGTCTCCAATTTTCAATTCAATCGGCTGGGGTTCAGGTTCCGGGTTAGGTTTTTCATCATCATATTCAACGACATCTGCTTTCAAAAGCAAAGCTTTCAATTCCTCAGCCCGTTCTTTGCTGTCAAAGCCTTTAATAACCACTGCAAACATATCTTTATCCTCCATATTCAAATAATAATCGACAGTTTGACGAAAACTTTCAATAGATTCATCAAATTTGTTAAAATAGGGGTTTATATCGCTATGGTTAGAAGCTAGCCCCATTCTATGAAGTTGTGCATGATCTACAATGTCATTACCGGTAAACCCGAACATTTTGCATAGATATACAACCAATTCCACTGCTTCTGAAAACAATTCATCAAAATAACTTTCATTATTTCCATGTTCGCACATTTCTATTCCGATATAGTAATCATTGCCATTTCCATTTTTGCCGGAACCAGAATGCCAACCACGCATGTCCCAAGGCAAACACTGATATGTTGCAATCTGTTGATTATCCAGCCAACCGATCATAGCGTGTGCGCATTTTTCCACACCTGGGCGGTTCCAGTGATTGTTATAGGCGTTTGGCCCCAGTTGTCCATCGTCAGGCCCAATATACCGATGGAGGTACGGGTTATCGGCTGCTGTAGTATGCATACAGATCCCAACTGGTTTCAACGGCTTGCCCTGTTTATAGCAGTCGTTTTCACTCAAGTAATACTTTACAAGGTGCATATTAATTCCTCCTTAATCCTAGGCATTGAAATATTTTAAAAACTTGTTGTTTAACGGACTGATTATCAAAATACATTCGTCCCATTTTAAAAAATTCTATGATAACGTTTGTTTGTCCGCACGCATTAGCGCTTTTGATAAGGTAATATTTTGGTTCATGATCTTCGGCTGTTAACGAGAATTTCCATGGTGCATTCTTGTACGGTACATAAGAAGCATAAATATACATACCTTTCATGTAGAAGTAAACGGTTGTATCCATGTATTTGATTGCAATTATGCATTTGGAATCGGAAGGTCTTTTTTGAATGAACTCATCGTTATCCTGATAAAATTGACCCATAATTGCATATTGCCCGTAGGGAGTTTTATTCATTATACTGCCCATTCTAGATAGAGATTTGGCTTCTGTAAATGATTCGCCCTTATACATTTCAACAATAATATCATTGTTGTATTCTTTATATACGTTGAAACGTTTATCAGGATTAACGGCAAGTTTGAAATAGTCAAAATACGGATTAACCATTGAAATAGTATTCGCAAAGAGAAATACTCTAAGAAGGTCGTGTAATTTTTCAGTATCTCTAAAACGGTTAATCGTTTCAACCAAGTCAAAAAAGCTATGAACTTCGTTCGGTAGGTAATGATAATTTGACTTGTCAATGATAAATTCGTCTACGCACATTTTATTAACTTCCGGGAAGGGTACGGATTTTAAAGCAACCTGAGATGCCAAAGGCGCATAGTATCCGGCAACTTCTTTGTCAATTAAGAATTTACCACCTTTTTTGCCACCGCTTACTGAAAATGAATGTTCTGGGTAAAATCTTGCAATATCATTAAAAAAGGTAGAAATATTCATTAATTCAGTCTGATATCTTCGTACATACATAAATTGTTTACCCGTTTTTAAAAAGTCGCTGATAGCGTAATCTTTAAATGCAAAAGTTTTACCCGGGCCACGGTTACTTAACACAAAATTAATCAAAGCATTGCGTGTAAGCAGCGGTTCTATATTATAATGTAAATTATCAGTATGCATAATATCACCTATAAAATCGGGTGCCCTCTGTCATGACATTTTAACGCACGACAGAGGGCTAAGAAAAGGAAATAGAAATCAGGCATATGCAATAGCCAATTTGTACACACCCTGCCAGTGTCTCCAATGGTAGGCCCAACTTAATGGGTGCAGATCCCACCATACTATTGGACATGATATGCACTGCCTGACAACATTATTATACTATAATTTATGCAAAAAATCAAGGTTGATAAATGTAAATAATGCATGTAAAAATCTTTAATTTTTACTTGACGTTTTTGGCTCAGCTATGTTATACTGTAGATAGATCAAGAGACAGGCGCTTGATTAAATAAAATTCATAAAAGGAGATAGTATCATGGCCGAAGAAATCATCGATAAGGAAACCGGAGAAGTCCTGCCCATGGACGAGTTGGAAGTAGGAACCGTAAGCATTATTCCCATGCAAGACGCTTTTGTCCATAATAGTGACAATATGGTTATGTGCACCTTTGACACGGACGATTCCAAAGAATCCAAAATCCGGCTTCATAAAATCAAAGCCAACCCTGATGAAAGATTGCAAGACCATATCAACGAAAAAATCACTGTTACCGGATTTGTGGCGCATTGGGTAGAAACCAAAAACGAGAGAACCGGGGAGATAACGCCTGCGCCTAGAATTATCTTGATTGACGATAAGGGCACCACTTATACTTGTGTATCTATCGGAGTATATAACTCTCTGAGGAATATTGTAATGGATTTGTGGCTCCCTTCGGAAGAAGAACCCATTGTCATTATCCCACGCAGAGTAAAAGGAAAAAATCGTTACGAGTTCACAAGCCTTGAAGTAAGCGAATAAAAAACTCAAATTCCCGGTATGAAGCCTGACATACCGGGAATTTTTTTTCAGGAGGTTTTAAAATGGGATCTTATCTAACGCGTGGTGGAATAGCATTAAATATCAAAGAATCGCCTTATAAAGCATCCATAGAAAATTATGAGTTTATGTTTTCATCAAGATTATACATGGATTCATTTATAAGAAAATTGCCTGAGTTTGAACAGAAACTTGGCTATTATATTCTTATTAAAACTCGGGGTTATTGTGATGTGCATATATCTGCCGCTATTATATTGTATGAAAGCATCGAAAAAAGAGGGTTCTATATCATAAATAAAACAACTGGTAAATCATATGGAAGTATAAATGATTTTAGAATGAAATTGGAGGTGAGTTAATGGCTAATCCAGATGATTTAATAAAAAAGCCAAAAAGAAAGAAACCAGCTAAACGAAAGATCAAACAGCCCAGTGAGCCTATTTCAAAAATCCGAAAATCAAGAACGCAAAACGCTCCAGAAAACTTTAAATTAAATAAGCAGCAACAAGCGGAATTGACTAAACTTAGAAAACGTGCCAGTTCAAAGCAATCCAGAATAAAACAGAGATATGGCTATGACGTTCAAAGGCCAGTACATGGACGAAGTTTTGCAACAAATCAAGAATACCAGCAGTTTATTAGACAATTACAAGACTATACTTCACATGAATCGCACAAATTTCAAAAGATAGGCACTGGGGATTCATCATTCTTTGTTCCGTCAGAAGAAATTCAAGGGATTAACGATTTACTAAAGAAATACGAAAATGAGCGTATGAAGTTTTATAAAAACGTAGCAGATAAAGAGATAATTGCAGGAGGACAATTACAGCCGGATAATACAGTTTTGTTACGTGCAATGATGAAAAAAGAAACTCCCGGTTCTACTTTTTATGATCTACTGCACAAGCAAACATTTGAGCCAAAAGAGATAAAATCAATCGATGAATTTAACAGAATAAAATCTAGGCTTGAGCGACAATCCAAGTCTGATTATTGGCAATGGCGACAAGAGGTAATGTACAATAATTTTATTGAATCATTGCAAAAACTTTCAGAACGTTCAAATGTAGGAAGTGGAAAATTGCAAGAAATGATCCGGAGTATGCCTAAGGATAAATTTTTAGAAATGTATTATAGGGCAGAATCAGATCTTTCAAGCGTTTTTAACAACACGCCGGATAGTATGGAATTTTTTGAAAGCGTAATAGACATATTTAATAATGTAGCAAATGCATATGCAATCGTAATGTCTGGAAGATAGCGCGAAAAAAAAACAAAAAGGCGGCGCTATTATGGTTCAAATAATGGCTGACTTTGAAACCACGCCAAAGCGTGATGATTGTAGGGTTTGGCTGTGGTGCGCGGTGGATATCGATAATTTAAAAAGGATTTGGTATGGGGAGACAATAGAAGAATTTTTCAACACATTTAAAAACGGGCAATATACAATATATTTTCACAACTTAAAATTTGACGGTGAATTTCTGCTATCGTATATTCTAAATGTATTAAAATTTCAATACGCTGAAAAGCCGAATGAACACGAGTTTAGAACATTAATTAGTGACATGGGAATATTTTATATGATTGAATGCGTATTCAGCAAAAAGAACAAGCATGTCTCAAAAATAACTTTTTTAGATTCATATAAAAAATTGCCATTTAAAGTAAAAGACATAGCCAAGGCATTCCAGTTAGAAGAATCAAAAGGTGAAATAGATCACAGTATTTTAAGACCGCGCGGATATAAACCGACAAAAGAAGAATTAGAATATGTAACAAATGACGTTATAATTGTAGCCAAGGCATTAAAAATGCAGTTTGAACAAGGTCTATCAGCAATGACAATGAGCAGTGACGGTCTAAAATACTGTAAGCATATTCTAACAGAAAAAGGATGGAATCATTATTTTCCTGTATTGGACATTGCAATGGATGATGAAATTCGCAAAAGCTATAAAGGCGGGGCTGTAATGGTTCATCCATTAAGGGCTGGGGTAGAAGTATATAATGGACATTCATTTGATAAAAATTCTATGTATCCTTGGGCTATGACGATGCCTATGCCGTGGGGTATGCCATTATTTTTTCAAGGAAAGTACCAAAAAGATGAACAGTATCCGTTATTTATACAGGCTTTGGCTTGTGAATTTAAAGTTAAAGAAGGATTTTTACCAACCATACAAATAAAGCGGCATGAGCTATACAAGCAAAATGAATACATATCAGAAAGTATAGAACAAACCGTGTTATATCTTACAAGCGTTGATCTGCAATTATTTTTCGATCATTATGAAGTGTATAATATCAGATGGCTATATGGTTACAAATTTAAAAGCGCAATCGGTATTTTTGATGATTATGTAAATCATTGGTATGAAATGAAAAAAAATTCAACAGGTGCAAAAAGGCAAATTGCAAAATTAATGCTAAACGCATTCTATGGAAAAACAGCATCAAGGACGCACATACGGTCAAAAATTCCGTACTTAAATGATGAAGGTATCGTATGCTATAAACTCTCAGAAGATGAAACAAAAGATCCAGTTTACACAGCCGTTGCATCGTTTATAACTTCTTACGGTCGGGATAGTGTTATACGCTCTGCTCAAGCTGTGGGAGGTTCTAAACCAGATTCGCATTTTTGCTATATGGATACGGACAGCATTCACGTAATCGGTATAAGCGTTGAAGAAATATCTAAATATATAGAAGTTGACAGCAAAAAACTAGGCGCGTGGAAGCATGAATATTCATTTGACAGGGCAAAATATATCAGGCAAAAATGTTACATTGAAGAGATAGCGTACAAGAAAGGGACACAAAGTTATGAAGACTACGTAAAGAAAATGTCAGGACTTACGCCTCAGGAACAATCAGAACTAAAATTCACGGAAGGGGAAGAAGCCTATTATACATACGTTAAAAAATGCGCTGGTATGACGGATAATATAAAATCATTGATATCATATGAAGAATTTGATCTTGGCTATGAGATAGAAAATGTCAAGCTAAAGCCTGTCCGATGCTATGGCGGCGTAGTGCTGGAGCCGACTTCTTTCAAAATGAAGCCCTAATGATCATTGACAAAAAGCCTCCAAGAGTATATAATATAAATAGGTATTATTCCTTATTATAGGAGGCAGAAAGATGAAGGTGGAAACGATCATGGAGGGAATAGCGGCGGGTATTGGCGCGGCGGTAGGCTTTTTCATCGGCCCTATAAACGGATTGCTAATTGGATTACTATGCTTTATGGCGATCGATATCATTACCGGGATCATTAACGCTTGCATTCACAAAAAGCTAAGTAGTAAAATTTCTTTTACAGGATTAGCTAAAAAAGTATTTATTATTTTAATGGTTGGTTTGGCTAACGTGATTGACACAATGATTTTTGCGGAAACAGCTGCTTTGAGAACAGCGGTTATATTCTTCTATATAGCGAATGAAGGTATTTCAGTATTAGAGAACATTTCCGCAAGCGGCTTGCCTATTCCGTCAAAAATCATTGATGCCTTACACGAAATAAAAGGTAAGGGAGAAAATGAAAATGGCAATGATGAAACAGACAGAGATTGAAGAAGCAATTACGACACTAAAATCAGAAAACGAATCACTCAGAAACGCATTGGCAAAATTATCAACAGATTTAGAATCAAGGCAAATTCCCGATATTGATTCAATCATGCAGGAGCATGACAAAAGTTTCAGGAAGGAAATATTTGACGTTATCAATTCGTTTGTGCCGCAGGATACGCCTGTAAAGCCTGAACCTCCTGCGCCACATATTGAAACGATTGACGAACTTTTGAAAGGTGGTAAATAAAAATGGCAACTAGTAATAAACCCGCTCCGTTGAATGCAGTTAATAACCTGTCCAATGTACAAATTTTGAACGCTGTATGGGCAGATGCTTCTCAGGAATATCAATCTCGCGTTCCCCTCGCGACACGTGATAATTTGCAAGCTACCGGAAACGCTATTCTTAATTACCAGGTATTTTATAATGAATTTTTGCACTCCTTGGTAAATAAGTTTGCGTTTATGTATGTTCATAACAACGTACTCCGAAACAGGCTTGGCGAGTTTAAGCGCGGACCTATTCCATTCGGGTATTCAGTTGAGGAAGTTTTTACTGACATTACTGACGCAATGGCGTTTGATCCGGAACTTGCGGAATCTGAACTTTATAAGCGTACTATCCCGAATACTTCCAGTATCTACCATGTCATTAATCGGCAAGACGTGTATCGCCAGACAATTTCTCGCGCTATGCTCCAACGTGCGGTTTATAACGAAGGCGGACTTTCCAGGCTGATTGAATCCATTGTACAGGCGTTGTATAACAGTGATGAAGTTGACGAATTTATCATCATGAAGTCGCTGATTGCTAATTACTTTAATGCAGGGCTTTTTTATCCCGTGGAAGTAGATGCTGTTGTGGATGAAACCAGTGCAAAAACCATGCTAACCGCTGTTCGTTCTAATGTTCTTTCTTTGGATATTCCGTCCAGACGGTTTAATGCAATGGGAGTAATGCGTACTGTTGCACCGGAAGATCAGGTTTTGGTTATCACACCTGCGGTGGAAGCGGCAATCGATGTGAACGCATTGGCACAAGCTTTCAATATGAGCAAAGCAGATTTCACAGCCCGTCATTTGGTAGTGGACAACTTCGGGCCGAATACGGATAATATTGTGGGCGTACTTTTTGACCGTGAGTGGTTTATTCAGTATGATACCTATTTCGGAACCGAAGCGGTTAGAAACCCTATGGGTCTATATGACAATATGTACTTGCACCATCAGGGAATCTATTCTACCTCTCGATTTGCAAACGCTGTTGTATTTATCTCCAATTCCGCCTCTGTAACCGGTATTACCGTTACCGGTGCTGCGTCTGTAGCTGCTGGAACCTACACCGATATGACTGCTAAAGTAACTGGTACTGCATCTAATTATGTACCTCAGTCGGTTAATTGGTCTATCAGCGGTGAGGCTTCCAGTGGTACCTATATCGACAAAGGCGGAAGGCTGTTTATCAGCAGCAAAGAACCCGCTAACGCAACCGGAATCACTGTCACCGCTACTTCTACCTACGACGATTCTATCACAGGCACCGCCACTGTAAAAATAACTGCGTAATGTTAAAAGCCCGTTCACTTCATGAATCACCGTGAGGTGAACGGGCCATTTATTAAGGAGGGAAATATATGCCATATCCAGTTATAACAAAAGCAGATTTACTTTCACAAGTACCACTAAAACCGAATGATGATAATGTAATAAGTTTTGTAAATGCCTCTGCACGTGAATCTTATTTTAACGGAAAAGTATTCATGGCAGAAACAAATATTCAATACATGAAAGAACAAGATGAATACAAGGTAAATGCAAACTATGATGATGTTATAGCTAACTGCAATTATCTTAGATTCAACAACGAAAACCGTTGGTTTTATGCTTTCATTATGGAAGTAAGATATATAAATCCTAACACGTGCGCTATTACATTTCAAATAGATTATTGGACAACATATCAATTTGATTTGCAATGGAAAAACTGTTTCATCGAAAGAGAACACGTAACAGATGATACAATAGGAAAACATACCATTGACGAAGGGCTTTACACCGGAGAAAATATAATTACTGAATTGCCAACTTCAAATATGCCTTATACTATGCCGAACGGAAATGCTCAAATTGTTCCAGTTGTATTAATGAGCGAGTTTGTCTCATATGAGCCTTATGAAGCATTAGAATTAGGCACTCATTGCAATACAATAAATATGGTTCCTCAACCATCTTCGTTGTGGGTGCCTTTAAAGTCAAGCGAAACATATGACATTAACACAATTACTCAAAGACTAGCTAGATTTCTTAAATACATTAATTCATCTGATATAGGAAAAGGAGACGCGGCGTATGCTTGTTTTTCTGTTCCATATTTAGCTTTTGATGGCGCATCCAGTGATATGTTTTTAGCTGTGGGAGACCCGGATACAGACAAAGGAACCTACTCTCCAAATCTAGGATTTTATTTATTCACAAGTGGAATTAATAATATAATAAAATCTTCTGGATCACAAGTAGATTACAATTATCAATTTAATGACAATATTGGAAGCTATACTCCTAAAAACAATAAACTATATACATATCCTTATTATTACTATATCATAGACAACAATCAAGGCAATCAAAATATTATGTACAGAGAATATATTACTGGCACAACACCAACAAATAGTAATCCTACGGTTCAATTTAGATTTACTGCAAACATAGCACCTGATTCATCCCTATTCTGTATTGTAAATAGCGGGTATGGAGCAAATGCCCCTAAAAGCAATACGCTGTCTTTAAACAAATTTCCTAAATCCGCTTTAAACTCTAATTTTTATAATAACTGGCTAGCTGGGCATAGCGCGTCCATGAATGTGGCTACTGCAAGCGCTGTAACAAACGCCATTATACCAGGGCTTGCTGGAGGTAATGGGGCATATATGGCCTCTGGAATTGTGGGAGGATTTTTTGAAATTGCGTCTTTAGTAGCTAGGGATAAAGCAATGCAAGTTGTACCAGATAATATGAGAGGAAATATTGCAAACACAGCCAACACTTGCGCGGGTAGAATGGGATTCACGTTTTATAAATCTATCCTAAAATCAGAAATATATGAAATGATAGATAACTTTTTTACAATGTACGGATACAAAGTCAACAGAGTTGGAACACCGTCATTTAGAACAAGGCAATACTACAATTACTATAAACTTCCAGTTTGTAACGTATTTGGAAACGTACCGGGAGAGGGAATAAAATCTATTACTGAAATGTTCCAGAACGGTGTTACTGTATGGAATACGACGGATGTCGGCAACTATAGAAACGGCGTTAATCCTATAGTATAAAGAAGGTGATAAAAATGTCGAAAGCTAAAAACAGATATACCGGCATAACGGCTATTAAAGGACCTGATGGGCTTCAATATCCGATTACGGTAAGTGGGCCATACGCCAGTCTTAGCAATGAAGTTGAAAGAGCATATTTTTCTCATTACTATTACATGATGATAAATTATGCGGTAAGTATGTTTGAATGGATAAACCTACCGTATGAAATACCGGAAAAATTTATAGAACGTACTTTATGCCTTGAGGGTTTTGGATCTTTCTATAAATTGCTGGATACACCGGTATTTATGCGCTCTTTACTACAAGGCCCGTTTGATATTTACTATGAGCCTAAACGTTTAACTCTAATTGCTGTAAACGGGTTTTCTAAACAGGTAGCTAGAGAAGATTGCGTGTTGTGTTATAACAATTATCTTCGTCAGCCTACAGCCTTTTATCTTGAGACTTATGCGGCTAGGATGGCAAAAGCAGAAGCGTTTATTGAAGTTAATTTTAATACAAGTAAAACCCCTGTGATTATGAAAGCACAAAATAGAAATCAGAAACTTACCCTTGAAAATGCATATGCAAAATTTACCGGAAATTCACCCGTTATTATTGATACAGATAACATGGATTTAAGTTCTCAGTTTGAGGCCATTAATCTAAACGTACCGTTTCTTGTGCCACAAGTAGAGCAATATAAAAAGCAAGTATGGGACGACGCTATGGCATTCTTAGGCATACGAAATGTATATAGCGATAAACGGGAAAGACTGGTAAGTGCAGAAGCAGATGGAAACATTCAACAAATTGAAATGTCTAGGTTTACAATGCTAAACGCCAGAAAAGCAGCATGCGAAGAAATCAATAGAAAATATGGATGGGATATTGACGTACAATTCAGACTTATCACCGATTATGGTAACGGACTTTTAGGCCATGCCCTCGATGATGAACTTATAGAAAGGAGTGTAGAAGATGCCGATAACAATGATGATGATGGATCTAGTGAAAATCCTTAATCAAGATAACCCTAACCCATCTTCTAATTGGAATGATAAAATAAAATATGCAAACAGTAAAATATTTTCATTTAATTATCCTTTCTATGATAACGATAAAAAAGAAGAATTTCAATTAAAATTTACACGCAGATTTATAGATGCAAGATTGGGATTCGAGACTCCTGCGCTTTTTATGCTAAAACTTGAGGACACACTGAATTATATAATGCCATACTATAATGAATATTTCAAATCACAGCTGATGGATTATGATCCATTAACAAATATGGAAATAGAAGAAATATTCGATAGAAGTAATGACATTAACCGAAATAAAAATATTACTGAAAATGACAACGGAACCAGGAACATTGAAAGAACAGGTAACAATAGCGGAACAGACACTCTAACAAAAAGTGGCACAGAGACAACGGATAAAAACGACACTATGAATGATGATATAAAACACACTGGCACTGTATCAACAGACGGTAGCAGTACGGACACTTATTATGAATTTCCCCAAGCTGCTAAATCGACTAGCGGAGATTATGCGACAAACCAAAGAAATATTAGCTCTGATGAAACCGTAACCAATGATCTTACAGACACTGAGACCAAAACCAGCACAGGCGAAGAAACAGTAACGTATAACTTAACAGATAAAAGAGATACTACAGAAACCATTGGAGACAACACCGATGAAACAACTACTAACACAAGGACCACAGAAGATAATGGCCTTGAAAAACAACTTGAACATTACGTATCGACTAAAAAGGGATTAACAGGTCAATGGACATATCAAGATTTAATTCGAAAATATAGAGAATTGATTATAAACGTAGACGCTATGATTATGGAAAGCGTCGAAATTAAGTCCCTTTTTATTTATTGTGAATAGGAGTGAGCTAGTATGTATGACCGTATACCGCCTAAACTTCCTTTCTATTGGAACAGTGTAATCCCTGCGACTCTCGATACAGCTTTAACGTTTGACGAGATGCAAGCAAGGATTGTGTGGACTGTTAACAGAATACTTGAAAATCAATATTTGACCGTTCCTTATTTAATAAACCTAAGTACTGAATATACTACAACTTCTATATCTATTAAAGGTATTTTGTTTCAAAATTATACTCCTTTGCAAATTGATAAAGAGTTTGTAATTAACGGCATGAAAGACGGCACCTATTACATTAATGTATTTAACGATGCGGCAAATACAGAAGCCGGAAAACCTCCTGTGCAATCTAATGATCTTTTGTTTCTTTCTACAGAATATATGCCTAAAAATTGCACGTCTCTTTATGTGTTCAATATTTTAAACGGAAATATAGTTGGAGACAGTATAAAATATAATGATCTTTATACCGAAATGCATAATGCTGACCCTAACGCGCATCAAGCATTGTTTGAAGCTGTATACAGTAAAATCGATGAGGAATCCGATACATTACATAACGAAATTGTAACGGAAACAAATAGGGCTAAAACGGCAGAACAGCAATTACAGACTAATATTAACAATGAATCCACTGCGAGAGAACAAGCAGACACTACTTTGCAAAATAATATAAATGCTGAAAAAACTGCTAGAGAAAATGCGGATACTACTCTGCAAAATAATATTAATGCTGAAAAAACTGCTAGAGAAAATGCGGATACAGCGCTGCAAGATTCTATTAACACTCACATACAAAATAAAAATAATCCTCATAACGTTACAGCAGATCAAATCGGAAACGTAGTTAAGTCTATTAATAACCTTGTTAACAATATAACTGTCAATGGATTAAGAGGTACCAGTATAACTAATAGCAGTGATACTATTACAGTTATAGGGTCTATGATTGATGTCCCTAGTGATAATAACCTAGATAATGCGACAGAGGTAGGGATATATTCTTTGTCAGCCACTATACAATATACTTCGTCTTATACGGGATTACCAAGCAAATCAGGCTGGCTTTATATGCTGGTGTATCAAGTTGACACTGTAAAAAAGCAAATCATATATAATGCAGACGGAACAGTATATCGGCGTGACAATGCTGCATCAAACTGGCTTGAACTTAATTACGGCGGTGGCGGTGGCACTGCTGGTGTTTCAAGCATTAATTCGTTAACAGGCGCACTTACATTAAATGGGGACCAAGGCGTAAGAGTAACTAATACCGGAAATGCGTTGCAAGTGCGTGGACAGTATTATGTGCTAAGCCAAAATTCGTCCGTAAATGGAACACTTAGGCCAGGAATAACCACAATCGGTTCATATTCATTTACAGACGGCCCGAAAAATGAAACTTTAATTGCTATAGAAACAGTTGACAACACTAGCGGGAGTTATGACTTTTTTCAATTAGGCTACTGTTCAAGCGGAAATATCTATGTGAGAAGAGTTAATACAGACGGCACAGCAACAACAGGATGGATAAACAGCGGAGTTTTTAGCTTTAACAATAAAACCGGCAATATAAATGTTGAAGGCCGATATGGAAACATAGTCGAGAATGATACTTCCTCTCATTTTTTTGTAAATGGACCTATTAGAAGATTGCCAACGTTAGATGCCAACGCATACGACCTGGAAGGAATTGCATCCTTTGATTATGGAACATTACCTACTAATATTCCAACTACCTCTACTAATCCATTTATTTTATTCCAAGTAAGAACAAATGCAACAGATACGAATACTTATTACACGCAATGGCTTATAGATAAATCAAACGGAAAAATGTATGTCAGGACTAAAAATAAAAACGGAACCCAAGTTACAGCATGGTCTTTGAATAGCTATAGCGCTGCTGTTGATAATCAAACTATAACGCTGGATTCATTAGCACCCAATCTAAGCCTACAAAATTTAACATTGGAATTGGAAGAATACCGTGGAACTAAATACAAAGCTAAATTTTATGTACCGTTTGCTTTTAGTAACTCGAATTCACCTTTAACTGAAATTGCTCTATGGAGTTTACCCGAAGGCTGGGCATTTGATGAAGATCAATATATACCGTTGTATATTAGATCAGTAAGCAATGGAACGTCTAGTTTCGGTTATATTCAATGTAGTAACAATGCAATGCAACTTATAATTGGCGAAACAGGACAATCTATTCCGGCTGGATGGGTTGTAAGATTCTGCAATAGTGATGTATATTTAGTTAAGAGCGGTAGTTAACGAATTCAAATACAGCAAAAAATTTTTATTGAATATGCATAAACAAAAGCATTAAAATTGCA